TTTCTGCGTATCGAGAATAACAGCTAACGCGCTTCCTTGTAACTCAATACCTGCTCCTGCAACATTAGCTACTGAAGTACCGAAACTGCTTCTCTTTAATCTCTCGTACCGAACCTTATCAATACTCTTTTGAACATCAATTATATCTGCCTTGCCTTCGTATAAAGCGGCATTATACTCAGCGACACCGGCTGAATATTCGGCTTCTGCCTCACGCACACCGCCCATACTCCATTGACTAACAGCCTTAACTGCTGTAAGTGCTAACATTGCTCCACCGACAAGGCTCATAATTATCTCCTATTTGTCATTCGTATCAACTGATGTAATGATACTTAATAGTTCAATTGGCAACGGATCAGGATTCTCTATCCGTACTTTCGATCCGTATCTATAATCATCTCGAAAAACCACATTAGGGATCGTGCCGGTATATAACAATTCCGGCGTTCCCATATCTGTAGTCGGATCTCTGAATTGCACCCTCTCGACAAGAGTCGAATCGCCTCCGACCTTGAAACCTTTATGCGACCGGTTCACCTTAAAACCGACTTCATTTATTTTTTGTATCTTGCCTTGAGAAGTGCCACGCTGACTTCCGGCTTCCGGAGGCAAGGTTTGTAAAATCTGCGTATAAGGCAAGCCGACATTTACCACAAAATAATCATTGGCAAGAGTAATGCCTCCGCTTGTAACGGTCTTGTTAGGCTTATCTGTACCGCCATCAGCTAACACAACTACGCTTGATGTTTCCAAATGGCTGAGTCCGGTGATATTCGTAACCGACACTCCCCAACGGTTAGCGGCGTACGCTGTGGTATCAAAGTTTGTTTTAACCTCTCCGGCAACTACCGTTGAAGATGTGTAGTTCGTTATCTCAAGCTCTCCGAGAGTAGCGCCATCGGCATCAATGGCTCTGATTCTCTGACCGATATCATTAGCGGCGAAATGCGCCGCAGAAGATGTAACCGTAACAGCAGTTCCGGCTGTAGCAGATAATGTAATTGTTGTTGTAGTATAAGCTGTATAAGCATCGTAGGTAAGACCGGAATGCACATAGAAGCATTGATCCTGCCGATCCGGTATCTCTTGAGATTTGAATCTCTCTACATACTTTCTCGCAGTTCCGTTAATAGTCCTTTCAACAATTACCCATACCTCATCATGGCTTCCGCTTTGAGCCGGTATTGAGGCAATCGAAAGATATGATCCGCTTGTTGTTTGCCTCGCCCATCCCTGCACTTCCTGATCAACCTCACGCGTAAGGGTCGCTATCGTTCCATCGGTACAAACGCACCAAAGGATCGTATCAGGTACTTGCTGATAGGCAAATTCGACAAAACCGCCTCCGGCAATATGCGGAGAAAGGATCGTCTTATCAACTGATTTATAATTATCGTAATCCCAAAAATAGAATAGCTCTCTCATCTTCTCTTTAAATCTCTGTATGTAATAAAAGAAGTTGCCGATCTTGGCAGGTACAATCGACTCCGATCCCCAACTCGTTTCCTTGCGTGCATTGGTATTGCTCGGAGTCAACGGAGAATCATCACCTGATGCAATGATAAACTCGCCTCCGTATGTTCCGGCAAGCAGAGCCGCGCCTGAAGCTAACCATTTAATATCATTCGATTCGTTAGAGGCAAGCTGTATGTTTAAGGCATCGTCATCTTCGCCGGAGTTCACCGCAAACTGATCATAGACAAAGTTCTGCGATGCCCATATGTTCTGCGGCTGTGCGGCTGTCCTTGCGAAACAAAGCCTTCTCTGATGGAAAGTATTGCGTGCCGGATAGCCTCTGACCGCCGACCATGAGCCTTCCGCCCATATGGAAGTCGCACCGGTAGTTGATAGCAACGACATAACCGTTCCGGTAGCTGTGTAGGTATTTACGATATTCGTCAGCTTGACATAGCCTTGAACATCTAAACCTGTAGTCGAATCCGTTACTGGCAAGCCGATCTTCCAATAAGAATTGGTATGCCCTATCGTCGCGCCTGATACGGTAAAGAGATTCGCATCTGTAGGCGATACCGTAACATCAACTGTTCCTGCTGTAGCCGATACGGTGATCGTCGTAGCTGTATTGGTATTATCATCCATGAACGGACCGCCTAAGAAGTCGAAGTCCGTAAGAGTCCAATTATTAGAGGCAAGCCGAGTCAGCTTCTGTGTACGGTGATCCGGATGCGATAAGTAGATAACATCATTTAACTGTGAATACTGAATATCGAACAGCTCATCTTCTTCGTAGCTATGCGCTACCTCGTATATCGTTGAGTTCGATACGACAACCGCACCATCGGTGTAAAACCTGAAGTAGCCTACGCCCATCTCGATCACATAGGAATCTGTTTGAGAGAATACGAACCGCATTAAACGCGCAAGTCCGGTCGAACCGCCTGTCTTGCACTCGTTGATATACTCTGTGCCGGCGCATGAGATCACCGAGCCGAAAGGTCGGATCAGGAAGTTCTCGACTATCGAGCAGGCATTAGCGTATTGAGCTATGTCCGTTCTACCATATAAAGCCGGAGCAAATTCGCCTCCGACAAATGAGGTTTGTATAATATCAGTTTTCACTTTTTCCCTCCACTTGCTCGCGTGTAACGCCGATAGAATCAAGGATCTTATCGACCTGATTGTTCAAAGCCTTCTCGCATTGCACCAAGTTTTTAGCAGCGTGTAGTATATCCTGATCAGATTGTCGCCTGCCGAATTTACGGTTTATTGTAGCTCTCATATCCTTACCCTGCTCCATTTAAAATCCTCGCAATTATGCCTGCTAAAATACTTAAAAAAATAAATGTATATAAAAATCCTATTGCGTAAGTATGACCTTTCATTCTTTCAGCATGAGTCCGGCATTTTAACTTACCTAAAGTTTTTAGGTTTTCTTCGTGCCGAGAATCCTGTTTTTTCTCGATCTCAAGAAGTCTGCCATTAATCCGATCATACAATTCTAAAAACTCGCCATTCATTTCTCATCGCTTTCCTTTACCGGAGTAAGTATCTTTTGTTTTAATGCCAAGATACTTTCGATGTTTCCGACCTTTACTGTTGTATTATTAATAATTGCTATTAAATTCTTCTGATCCTGTTCTGTGATCTCTATCTTCATCTTCCCCTCCTATTGGTAGATGATACCTGTTGCTTGTTTTTCGATTCCGTTAGATGCGCAAATACTTAACCATTCCTCATGCGCAACTTGCAGATTATTCTCGTTAAGATTTTCCTTTAGGTACTTGAAATAAACACCATCGAGGTTATGCGTATTATAATTTATTTTTGGATTAAAAATAACCTTAACTAAATTATTGGCATCAGCGATATCAAGGTATGCTTGCATGATGGTCGGTAAGGTTGACCAATTGCAAGATTTGAAACCTTCCAATTCTAATGTAATCATGTTATCTCCTATGCGTTATTTATTCTGCAATTATATAAGCTACAATTATATATGGTCGGTAATGTATACCATACCCTTAACTTCCCTGTTCTGGTACTGCAATTCCAAAAGGTAATACTCCATGTGCCACCTGGAAAAGAAGATGTGCTTATATCTTTTATTTCAATATCTGTGTTTCCAGTTTTATTTATTTGAAGAAGAACTTTCGAGCCAAAATAATATGTAACTATTCCAGGGCTTGGTATTCCTGTTGCAACCTGTTTAAAGCCTGCGTTTCCCCAATCACTTGCGCTTAAGCTGCCATCTAATATATCTTTACCACACCCGATTGAATGCATCCAAGAATCTGGTGCGTGTGCGCCACCACCTTGTTGCGTTATATAGTTAACATCAAGTTCGGCTGCAGTTATTGTTGCATTGTCTGGTATCGAACTTGTGTCATAAGTTGTGTATCCTCTTGCTTCCCTAGCAGGAATCACAACATAACTATTCGCTACAGTAGATGTAGTAGCATCATCATAGTAAAAATATCCAACTCCATTAAAATCTATATATCCACCATAAGTCGGGTGGCATGAAAAAGTTTCTAACATAGTTATTTTAGTTTGTACATGTTTATTGATGTGCCATCATAAGCCGATAAATTGCCTGATGCGCTATCAATGGTCACATTTATATAATCATCTTCCGATAAGCTACGCATGACCGTTATGCTTCGTTCCACAGGGTCTACCGAACTATGCACTTGCATAGTATGGCTATAAAAAGCAGTACCGTTATCTTTTACCTTAAATGTTACCGTTCCAGAAGAACTAATATTAAGTATCATATTGATAATTATGATATAGATACCATCGGCATTTACCGTAAGCCTTCCGTTTGATTGGGTATAGGTTATTCCATCGGCAGTTACATTTGAATCATAGCCATACGCAGTATAGTTATCCTCATCAAAGATATCGTACTCGGCAGAACTTGCAGTGCTGTCTGCTGTAGTAGTGATTGATAGGTATCCACTACCAGGAGTTATTATATTGCCACCGACTTTAAGATTATCTTGTATATGTAGTTGTTCTTCTGGATTGGTAATGCTTATGCCGATTTTGTTGGCACTAGCATCAACAAAAAACATATGCGTATCGGTATCGCTTTCTATTCTTGTATCAATGCTATCGCCATCCTCATTAATAATAATTCCAGAACCAAATGTGCTAACTGTTCCTGTTGCTCCTGCTACTACTAGACCACCGTCGCCTTTTGGATTAACTTCTACATCAATATCTGTATCTGAACCTGTAGCATTGAGTTCTATTCCATTTGCAGTCGATGCATTAGCTATCTCCAAATAATTGACAGCACTAGCTACGCTATTCAAAGAAAATCCCTCATTGTCATTTGAATCATAAAAATATGTAGGATTATCCGTAAGCTGAAGATGATCCCATATAATACATTTACCATGCATATCTATTTCATCATCTGTAGTATCTACAGTAAAAACAGGCGATGCTCCTGCTTGATTTATTCTAAATGCAACAGAGCTGTCAAATTGCAACATAAAACCATCATTGCTTGCAACACCAAACTCAAGGACAGTATCATCATCTGTGCCTGCGTTATTAACGCATCGAATATAATGTGCGTTTACATCGTAGTCATCGGCATACTTCAAATCTAATAAGAATGTATCACTTGTTACATCGGCAGTTGTATTGCTAATAGTTAAAACACTCCCACCATTGAGAGTGCTTGTCCAAGTATTTGTATATCCTGCAAAAGCTATTGTACTATTGGCATCGGGATTGCCGATATCATCATAGAGCAATGTTATTCCTGCTGCGCCATGAACATGAAGTGTATCGGCATTTGAACCATCTGAGAGTGTTTCCAATTGCGCTGCTGTTACATCGGTATCGCCATCGTTGCCTGTGATGTAAGCGTAATCATGCGCCCCACCGTTTGTTATAGTATCGTGGTCTATATCTGTTGTTAAATCATGCGTATTAACAATATTATTATGGTCTATATCAGTTTCAAGGATAGCGCCTGTTTCTGCTAAAGTCTTTTTAACGAAAGTATCATCGCCTGACGCTACGATAAAATCGTTAGCTGCGTCTGCTAAAGACTGAGGTACATAACCACCTAATAATGTATCTACTTCAGATTCGGTGTAGTACCTAGCGTCATGGTCGGTATTTGTGCCACCAACATCCGGCATATCTGAAAGATCAGCATGGGCAATAGCCTCAGCAGGATCTTGCGTGGCATCCATATTACCGGTAAAAGGATTAAATGTCCACTTTAGAGCCATACTACAATCTTTCTATGATAGTTAAATTCGATCCGGTATAAGCCAATGATAAAGTAGATACCGAAACAGAATTTAAATAGTAAGTAACTAATGTTATATTAGAGCCTGAATACCCTAATTCAATCTTATCGTATTCATAAGGTACAAGGCTTGATAGAATAAGATGTCCGGAAGAATCTCCCAACACCGGATACGCATACGGAGAGGCTGCATCACGCTTTGCATACAGTACGCGCGGCGCGGCATCCGTTGAGTCGAATATCTTTTTTTCGTTAGCCATTACGCCCTCACAGAATTATTGTTATACTTCGCGAGTTCCCAAGCATCATCCCTGAGATAGAGGCTTTCGCCGACCTGAGCATTCTCTGTCATTGCCCTCTCTAATGATACGGATTCATAAAGTTTTTTATATTTATCGCCTAACGATTGCGAATTAACTATCATGTAGGCAATCTCTGAGCAGAGCTTATCGACAAAGGCATCGATAAAAGATGCCGGATACTTGTTCGGCTCGTCGAGATAATAGACATACTTGATGCCTAATGATGCTGTGTTAGACAGGATATATTCGCCTTCCAAGCGCCATGTCGCATCTTCGTCATTCGTTGAGAAGATCCGGATGGCATCTGCCGGTCTTTGATAGACATAGGTTTCGCTTTCAGAGGTGTAATACCAATCGACGGTGTCTGTCGTTAAAGACAAGTTGGCTCTTTTGGTAGCGAAGTTCCATTTGCACTCGCTGAGTATACTGCGGAGGGATAGCTCGTAAACGCGATTTAAGATACGCGCGTTGTTTGTATCGTCATCGATGTTAGTTACCGGATTCGCACCGATGCGAGTCAAAGCATTGTTGAGAATACTTGTTTTTGATATTGCCATGACATAGCTCCTTTAATTAGGGCATAGAGAGGGCGTGCCATAGGCAAACCCTCTCTGCTATGCCATGTTTTTAGGTATAACGAACGATCGTCTTTAGCGTTCCTGCTGTCGGTGCTGTGATAGCCACGCTGTCAAACTTCAGAACGATATTCGTCATAGCTGTTCCTGTGGTAACATACGACATTCCATCGGCATTATCCATCCTCAAGACTTGAACATCGGTTTGCGATGCTTCTTCGCCTTGTGGCTGATTAGTTGTCGCACTGTCGATGAATTTGTCGGTGTCATCCTCTGTTCCGACGGTGATCGTTGCAGTTGTCGGAGTGATCGCAGGGAAGTATACTTCAACGCCTGTGATCTTCTTGTTCGGAGGGATTTTGGCGATCGTTATAGTATCTGCTGAAGTAAGGACAGCCGCCCAAGTATAGGAGTCCATCCAAATTTTCTCAACTGATTTAATATAACCATCACTAATGATATTATCGCCTGTGCCACCGGCATCGTATTTTGTTACATTTGCGCCTTTATAAGCTCCCATTTTTTAATCTCCTTCTTTACGCCTATAGCGTTGAGATTGTTTAACTACAATTACGCGCCATACATATAAACGACGCGATCTTCTTCCAAACGAGTAACACCGATATTCAATTCATAGTAAACTTGCCATGAATAAGAAAGATCCTTTCTCTCATCTGTCCGAACCAAAGGTGCATCAGCTAAAGCCATGCAAAGACCGTATTTTTGGTATGCAATGCCCTCAACCGTTGAACCTAATACTGCTGTTGCTTCCGAGATCCGAGTAGACATGATCCATTTGAAGCCTAACCATGTATCGATCTCGCCTCTAACCAATGCTTTAACCACATTGTAGTCAGAGGATGTTGCCTGCTCGACAGCTAACAGAGAATCAAGCGATGCAGGATCAACTACCATGTAGCGATCTTCCATCTCAACATCTGCTGTATCAAGAGTAGCTTTGATAGTACGAATTTCAGCAAATGTTAATGCTGATGCTGTAACTATTTGGACATTGCCATTAGTTACAGATGTTGATCCGGTTTCACCGGAATAGCTCGTACCGATTGCCGCTGCGATAATGCTATCATCGATCCTGCGACCGAGTGATTGCGCTGCTGCAATGGTATAAGCACTTCGAGGATCAGAGATAGATTTTAACTCGTCGCCCCTGTCTAACAAACGATTGTCATGATAGTCAACCATCAAGCCCATTCTGCGTGAGAGAACCGGATCGTTGTTAGGTGTTACTGTGTTTCTGCCGCCTTTTGTTTCCATCTGCCATTGACCGATTTGATCTTGGAAGAATGTTTTTCCGCGAACATTCGGTTTCATGTAGACGGTGTTGTACAACTTAGAATATTTCTGCTGTGCTAACTGCATAATATTCTGCGAATACGCTTGTGCGTATATCTGATTTTGAGTATCAGCCATCGTATTTCTCCTTTACGATTGTTGTTAATCTTTTGCTGTGCGGAGGATGCTTATCTTTTAACAAGGGCATACTCTTTACTGCATACTTCCTGCCGGACATCTCTGTTTGTCGGCTGTTTATGTTATAAAAGCAATCAGGGCAGTTAAATACCTGCTTGTCCTTTTGCCTTCTGTGCTAAAGATATCAGATGGTTCACGCGATCAACCGCCGCCTGATGCTCTTTGGCTGTAAACTTGCCAGATTGATTCATGTAAGGTCCATCTAAATCCTGTTTGATCTTAGCCACTTCCTCCATTGCTTCGTCAGGAGTGAGGCTAAAGCGCTTCATTTGAAACTCGCCTACCTTGTTCTCAGCAAACTGATCACCGATCTTAGCGAGGAATTTAATGCCTCTTGGATCTTGTGATAATATTGCTGTAAGATAATCATTCATCTCTTGGCTATCAGAGAATTTATTGATCACCATCTGCCCAAGCTCGACATTGGTTTCGTAGGCATCTCCCCATTCGCCACGCAAGGTGTTGACGGTATTTTCAAGAGTCTTTTGATGTTCCTGCAAAGCGCTGTTATAGTTTTCGACATTGATCTCGTTATACACCTTCCACAAACCTTTGGCTTGATCCGGTGTTAGCTTGTGCGAATGAACGATCTCGGAAAACCTGCCTTTATCGATTCCCATTCCTTTCATTGCTTCAGGCGTTTGGAAATCAGGTAAACCATAACCCTCAGCCTTATCCGGTATCCCAAGTGCTTTACTAAAACGATTCCATCCCTCAACATCATTGATGTCTTTCGGAATAGGCACTTTGTCATGTCCGAGTAATTTCTCAAGATTCGCATGGCTTTCAATCGCCTTGTTTAAACCTTCCGGCGTATCCTCAAACTTCTGCAATAACGGTGAGTTACGCAGGTCAGTATTGAGGCTATTCTTCCAACCGCCGGTAGCCGATGGTGCAGGATCTGCTAATCCTGATGTTGTTGTTCCTGTTATTGTTTGCGCTTCTGTTGATGTTGCTTCTGTTGTCGCTTGGTCTTGATTGTCAACTGTTGATTGGTCAAGATTATCAGGCATGATATTATCTCCTTATGTTATTAGTTATTTTTTCAAGAATGCGAATATACTTGATACATCGATCTCAGCTACTAAATAAGCGCTTGCTCTTTCAATATCCACAAAATCTTTCTTGAGTTCAAGTTTAACCTTCTTCAGGTTCTTTGCTTCTTCGCCGAATTGAAATAACAACAGATTTACGCCGACTCCGGCTTCTAACGCATTGCGCTTCTTATCTGTGTAATCATGCGTATGATAAAAGCAAGGATTCTCGTTTAACCATTCTTCAAGGATCGGTGAAGTGTAATTACCTCTGCCGGTTTCCTCAGCAAAACCTATCACCGGAATACCGAACAGGATAGCTACGACCATCGCCACGATGAGAAACTTCTTCATTCTAACTCTCCTTCTTTTTTTGTTTGCGTTTAGGCAATGACTTCTGCCTGTATTCATCTGCCCATCTGCGAGCTATCTTCGGATGATTTGCCCACATATATCTTCTCTGAGCTTCAGATTTAAAAGGCATCGGTAACCCTATTTTCCTGTCTTTGAGCTAACGATACGATCTGATCAGCATTCAGGTCAAGAATAGACTTGATCGTTGCTAACACCTGCCTCTTACCGTCATTGATCATAGTCATATCCGGATTATTCGGAATGAATGCCGGATTATACCAACAGCAAGTCATTTCGAGATATCTTAATACTTCTTTGCCTTGCGGCGAATCAAAAACCAAATGCATATTAGCTTTTAAACCTTTGACATAATCTATATCTGTCATGTTTGGCATTGCATGTATTCCTTTCGGAGTTTTGCGTATTCTTCAATAAATTGCCTTTGTAATTCCACCGGAATATCAGAAGATCTTGTTTTTATCATCCACCAATCCAAGCCAAGCCTCTCTGTTACGATAGACGATAGCAGATCCCTTATATGCTCAACTACCTGATTTTGATCATGTCCGGAGATCATGCCTCCGAGCTTAACCTTTGGAAACCAACTGACGATATCTAGCCGGACAGCATCCTTGCTGTGATTAGCATCGATATAAACATAATCAAGCGATTCATTATCAAAGAGCTTGGCGGCGTGATGCGATTCCTTTCGGATGATATTCACTCGATCTTTAAAAGGTTGCACTCTTTTGCACATTTGCTTATACATTTCTTCAGCTTCCACCGGATCTTGCCGCTTGTCATAAACATCGTAGAAGTCAACTAATGTCAGATGTATGTCTTTATTATGCAAGAGCATCGCCTCCGCGTTATAGCCTTCGTTTACTCCGACCTCAACGCATTTAGCGTTATCGCCTTTGTAGATATTTAAAAACTCCTTGAACGATGCTCTGATCATCTATTGATCTCCTTTTCGGCTCTTGCGACATTGGCATCGATCTCGCTACCAGTCTTTACGATCTCAGCACCTTGCTGAACCTGATTCATCTGTGCCTGCTGCTGTGCTGCTGCTGCCCTTGCATCACGCATAGCTGAGATCTCCTCGTCATCACGCAGGACACTTATAGGACCGCCTAAGATCTGCCATGCCTGATCAACCGCCCTGTCAGATGATATCTTGTCAAGCACCGTAGGATCAAACTGTGCCATTTGACCGACAAGCGTTAAGCCGGATACCAACGAGTTTAGCTCTGATCTGCGCTGCACCTGAGCCAATTGAGATATGCAGTCGATCTCGTATTCCGGATTATCTAACAACTCATCCGGAGGAGGAGGCAGCTTGCCTCTGCGAGAAAGAATGCCAATGGTACGAATAACGATTGGATTTAATACTTCGGAGATATACCTGCCGACAGCAGGTCCGAGTAATGTCATCTTCTCATTAATCCGTTCCATGACCTCAGGATTGTTCATCTGCTTAGTTAAGTTCTCGAATGCCAAGAATACATCATAATACATAATCGACTTGACCTGATTCGAGTAATACTCAAGCGCGTTCAAACCGACTTCCGGATTGCCGAAGTTACCGAATGCGAAGATATCCTTTGCGCCTCCAACCATCTTGTTTTTACGGTAATAATTCACAGCGCGAGGATTAGCGTTAAACGGTAGCAGGAATGCGTTGTTAGGCACAGCCACCGGAGGATCGGTATGCTTCATCATTGCTCGTAGGTTTGTTTTTGCAATGGCATTCAAGATTCGCGCAAACGGTAATGCCTTCATAGCCGGTGAGAATCCCCATTGTATGAACGGTCGTTTGTCAAACCGATGTGTCATTGCCGGAAACTCGTTGTAACCGCCTTCGTCGATGATCGACTTCTGATCAACATCGATCCATTCAGCAGCTATCGGTAAATTCTCTTTGTCGCTTTTGCGGATATCCCTTCTGCTGCGCTTGGCTATATGTAATAAAAACGGATGCTTCTTGTTCTGCCTGCGTTCCGGATTGATTTCTGCCTTCATGGCTGTTGATAGCTTCTCTGTTCCCCACCGTTGCGCTGCCTGCTCTGCTGTGTATTCAAACTCAATGAAGTATTCACATATCCGACCTCGCACATCTTCGACAAGGCAGATTTGCTTAATAGGCAAGTTGTAGAATCGCGCATCGTCTTGGATATCTTCTTCTTCCATCAATGCTGCTGTGCCATAAACTCCGGATGACTTATAAGATGAGATCAACTGATCATAGAAATTCGAACGGTTAAGCGTGTAATAAACCTCATCTTCAACAGCTTCAAGGTAATAACCGACCTTCTTGTTATCCCTGAGTATAGGATCACGCGCGGACAGCTTGAACCATTTAGAAGTCGGAGGAGTTAGATAGTTCATAAAACCTGAGGCTAAAACATCAGCAGCTTCAACCGTTGTGGAATCCCAAAGGTATGTCGCATCGACTTCCGAGCCGGCAAAATACTGCCTGTTGACATTAGCGGCTTCAATGTAGAAGTAATCATGAAGGCTCTGCCAATAGCTCTCGAAGTTAGATCTCTGCCCTTTTAAGGTATTGTAAAAGTCTATAAGCTGCCTTGCCTTCGGATAGGGATTCTTATCCGGCGCAACTTTTGATTTAATTGCCTCAACCATAATTATCCTCCAAGTAAATATTTACGAGCTGTTTGAGCCTGCTGAGTTAATGCGCCTCCGTATATCGTTCTTGTCTTAGGTATTGCCCTTCTGTTCCTTCTGCCTGTAGCCTGATCGACCGGCGCTTCTCCTACCTCTGTCTGAGCAGCCGGAGCAGCCGGAGCAGCTTGAGCCACCGGAGTAGGTTTAGGCATCTTTACTTTTTGATTGCCTCCGAACCATGATGCGACAAATGACATTTTGAGCCTCCTATTCGCCTAGCAAGTATTTTCTTGCTGTTTGAGCTTGACCTGCAATGCCAAGCGGATTCGTATATATTGTTTGCGTTTGTGCTTGCTTGCGCTTTCTTAATCTATCGCCTGCCTGTTGTGCTGCTGTTGATCGAGCTTCAGCCATCTCTGCGGCAATGCGTTTGCTGTCGGCTGTTGCCTGCTCTCTTGCCTTTGCCATCTCAGCTGTTTGAGCTTCAATAGCAGATCGTTGTTTTTTAGCGGCTTTAGCCGGAGCTTGTAACATCTGCGATGCACCATAGGCAGCACCACCGACTACGCCTGCACCAACAGCAGTTGATGCCGCAGCCGCAGCACCAATAGGGCTAACACCTGATCCAAATAAAATACTTGCTCCAATACCGGTAAGGAATGACATAGCGCATCTCCTAATTCATATTATATTTATGTAAATACGATAAATCCTGATTGAACCAAGATATCGTTTTCGGCTTGTGCCGCCTCTTTACTTCTCTAATGCCTTGTAATATATTCTTAACAGATGATCCGCATACCATGAAAAAGTGTAGGTTATTGCCTTCTTCCTTCAGCAACTCGGCTATGACTTCCGGATCAGATAGATCTATCAAATCGAGATTCTCGTATGTAATATCGGTCAATGTCATATACACCGCAACGCCTTTAATATCAGGATTGCGGATCACAACTATCTTGTCGGCATACTTCTCGACCATCATCTCGACCATCTCTTTTGTTATTTGAGGCAAACCGTAATCAGCCGGATTGTATTTATTATAATAATTTCTCATAAGGTAATCGCCTATTTCGCTCACCGGATTCCTGCAATAGAAAACAAAGATTCTTCTTTGCTGTATTTCGGCACATTGATATACTGCCGGTCTTGCTGTTCTTTAACCTCACCGATCAGGCTCGCAGCCATTATAAGCGAATCCGCTTTATTCGGTGATTTGATCTTGTATTTATTACGCATGACCTCTTTAGGAATTAACCGCTTGCGCTGTTGATGATCGAATTGGTATCTCAGCGTACAAAGCTCTTTCATAAGATCGGTATCATTCAACGCAAGATGTCCGGCATCGATCATGTCCTTGACTTTGTATGTATTCGCTGTGCGAGGATTCGCATAGTTCTTATTGTCTTTATAAGCTAATATCGGATTGCGGAAACCGACGAAATGCTCTAAACCTCTGCCTTTAGTCAATGTATCTAACGGTCCTGATCCCAAACCATCCTCATCGATGATTGATGTATTTACCTCGTACTGATTTGCTGTCATAAGAATGCGACCGGTAGTATAATTAAGATCTCGATGTTCCCATTCATCGGTGAAGATCTCCTCCCAATGCAATGCTCCCATCTGTTGCAGGATCACGCAGGCGCATTTGTCATCGCCATAGCGTGCAATGTCAAAGCCGGCAAGTCGCCTACCGTATCCGGTTTTAAGCTCATGCTTATTCGTTGATGTCTTTAACAGATCATCAAATGCGAATACAGCATCCTCAGATTGCGCCAAAGGCTCACCGAGCCAAATATGATTATAATCAGATTCCGACTTCTTTTTACACTCGTTAGCCTCTCTGATCAGCGCTTGCGTGCAATACGGATTATCGTTGTAATTCAAATGAATATGAAAGCAATCTTCCCTGCCGACGAACATCTCATAAGCCGGATCATTCGGCACATGACGGTTCATAGTAAAGAAAATCTTTGCCTTCTCTTTCCGGATGGTGGGGATCAAAACATCTAAGGTCTGTTTGGTCAATGCCTGTGATTCATCAATCCACACAATATCGATTCCCTCCATGCCCTGTATATTGAAACTGCCTTGCTCCCTGAAGCCTCTGAAGTTTATATCCGATTCGCTTTTCCGATGCATGATCTTCTGCGATTGAACCTCGTAGTTCAAATTGAATTGATGCACAAGATCCGATAGCAGAGAATACACCGATTCGTTAATACTCTTTTGAATCTCGCGACCGCATACAACGCGCAGTTTTTGTCTTTCAGCAAGATACAATATCCATCTTCCAACAGCATGTGACTTACCGCCGCCTCTGCCGCCTTCGATAAGAAAATACCGATAGTCATTTATTTTCTCAACTATCGGCAACAACTTTTGAGGCATCTGTAATATTTCAGGGATTTTCAATCGATCAGCCAATATCAGCCTCCAACGGTTTGCCATCAATCTCAACTGCCGGCATCATAGTAACATTGGCATTAATCGTTCCGTCAAAGGTAGTTTGATTTTGCGTTGGAGCTAATTTCGATCCAAGCTGTAAGGCTATCTTTATCTTATTGGCTTCCGAGAATTTATGGAAGTTGTCAATCAGATAATCATGGCACATCTGATAGAGGCGTTCCTGTTTTTTCCTAAGAGATGGCTGGTTACCTTTGAAGGAGGGAAGTTCGTTTTCGGACAGTTTTTCACTCATACTATAAATATATAGTATAAAAGAAAATCAAGGAAGGACTATCCACAATATATTGCGAATATCTTTTATATGGTAACTCGCCTCGACGGAATGGTTCTGTTTGTTTTCCTATCGCTTCGCATCACAATAATATGATGGATATACTGACAGCGCGAATCACCACAAGTCTTGCGGATAAGTTTCCGCTTGCTGCAGTAAGGACACAATTTTTTTTCATCTTGCATTTTAATCCCTGACGACAAAAATAGAATTCGGTATTAAATATCGATACATATTATATGCTGTTTCTTTTGCTTTTGTTTTACTGCTGTACATCTCTGAATGATACAGTATCCGACCGTTACGCGCGATGATGCGCGAGTACCATTGACCGGACCTGTTACAGAGTACCTGAATCTTATATCTGTAATTCATATGCCCTCCTATGATAAACTGCCCTGATGAAACATCCGCATATATTCCTTACCATCAATCGGCTCGTTTCGTTTAACGAATAATGTTTTATTGCTTTTATGCCAACCTGTTTTCTTGCGCTTGTGCGTTCTGTTACCGCTTTTTTTTGATCCCATATTATTTCCTGATTACTTTATATTCAATACATACATCATCAACTTTTTCCACACAATACCATCTGAATATCTCCGGATTAATATTCTCTGGATTCACTCCCCTCACCGGCTGAGTTGTTACGCAACCGGAGAGGAGCAGGAAGATGACAATGACGAAAACGAGTTGCCATCTTGTTCTATTACGCCTGACCGCCAAGTTCACCATAATAGCCTACTCCTTTCCAAAATGATCTTTATTTCTTCTTTGCT